CAATAGAATCTCTGGTGATATTATGTGGCGAATGGGAGGCAAGAAAAGTGATTTCACTTATGTGGGATTTAATGAACCTGCTGGCGGACCACAAATATCTTATCAGCACGATGTGAGAATGTTGGGCGGTGGATTGGCTTCGGTTTGGGATAATGGTAATCAATATAAACCAGCTTTAACTAAAGCCAAGTTTATAAAAATAGATGAGAATAATAAGACAGTTACACTTTTAAGAGAATACGCACACCCAAATAAGTTATATACTTCTAACCAGGGCAATGTGCAAGCTTTACCAAATGGTAATGCAATGCTTAGCTGGGGAAGTGCTAACAATACTCAAACAATTGCTTTCAATGAGATTGATGGCGAACAAGTCAAGAGTTCAGACGTGAAACTTGTCATGTTTAACAACGATGATACGGTTCCAAGTTTGAGCGACAAGGTTGTGATGAATGGAGTGACGTATGATTTGATCAACGTTAATCCAGTGCAAGCAGGTAGTAAGGTCATTATTTTTATGCTTCAGTTGCGTCGGTAGCGCTCAGGAGGGCGCTCTGGATGCGTTCAAAATAAGTAGCTAATGGTAACATATATGCTACTTAAATTGAAACTGAATCAGAGCGTACTTTAGGAGCGTTTTGATGGGATTGACAAGTCGATGGGTCGTAAATCCGATGGATTTTATGAAAACCGTCGATAAGTCGGTGAAGGATAAGGCTAAGGACCTTGCGGAGCAAGTTTTTGATGGTGTCGTTGCAAAGACACCAGTTTGGACAGGAAGAGCTAGAGCGTGTTGGACGTTGAATGAAGGTGCACCGGTTTTCAAGTCGATTCCATTGTATGATGCGAATCCATTGAGTCCGCTACCACCTCCAGATCGGCCGTCAATCTCTAGCTTACCGAAATACCCCAAACTGTATATTTGCAATGGGCAGCCTTACTCAGTTAAACTTGAGTATGGGTATTCAGGACAGGCCCCCGCAGGGATGGTTAGAGTAACTTTGGCAGGATTGAAATAAATGAGTTTTGTAAGCGAAAAGGCCACGATCGAACAATATGTTCAGGCTAATTACGCTTCGACTCTTGTGAAGTACGAAAATGATGAGATGAATGATTCATCCGTCAACGAATGGATTCGGGTATCTACCCAGAATGCAGACGGTTTTCAAGCTTCTCTGGGCTCAAACCCTTTGTTTCGATATGTCGGAGTGTTGTTCGTACAAATTTTCGTTAAACCTGATATTGGTTCTGGAAGGGCCCTTGAATTAGCAGACACAATCACCACTTTGTTTCGTGCAAAACGTATCGGCGGTATCGTTTTTCTCGTTCCTAAAGTGCAAAAAGTAGGCGTGTTCAAAGATTGGTACCAGGTGAACGTGTCCGTTGAATTTTCTCGAGAGGAATAAATCATGCCTAATCTTGGTACATCGAATCGGACCGCTCTTCGCTATGTTCCCGAAGTCACCTTCGGTACCACTCCAGCGACGCCGGCCTTCAAAGATATTCGCTACACTGGCGAATCTCTGAATTACTCGATCAAGAACGTCGTTTCTAACGAAATTCGTTCTGATCGTAACACGACCGACCTGGTTCGTGTGTCTGCAGACGCTGCGGGCGACGTTCAATTTGAAATGTCGTTCTTGTCGTTTGACGCCTTCATCGAAGCGGCTTTGTGCAACGCGTTCTCAGCTCCGGTTTCCAATCTGAGCTCGATCAAGAACGGCACCGCTCTCAAGTCGTTTAGCTTGCAAAAGCACTTCCAAGACTTGGATACTCCTGTATTCCAGACCTTCAACGGTTGCCGTGTTGGCGGAATGACTCTGGACTTCAAGACTGGTCAAATTCTGACTGGTTCGTTCTCCTTCATGGGTCTTGGTGCGACGACTAATACCACTCAGATTACCGGTGCTACGACTTCTGCATCTCCTGGAGTATCTGAAAATGTGATGAACGCGGTCACAGATTTGATTGAAATCAAGGAAAACGGTGTCGCGTCCACCATGGTGATTCGCTCCATGAGTATGAATTTGAACAACAATCTTCGTGCTCAAGATGCGATTGGTTCACTCGCTCATGTCGGTGTAGCCCTAGGCAAGCTAGAAATCACCGGCAACATCGAAGCGTACTTCGCTGATTTGACCGCGTATAACCGATTTATTAACGGCACTGCTTTTGCGTTGTCGTTTAAGGTCAATGACGCATCTGGTGACTACTACCGTTTCACTCTTCCTGCTGTGAAGTATGAGTCTGGTCAAGTAGTTGCAGGGGGTCTTGACCAAGATTTGGTGCTTCAAGGTACTTGGCGCGCCATTTACGATCCGACATCAGCTTGTATGATTCAGATCGAGAAGTTCGACAATCCTTAATACGGTTGTTGGACAATAAGAGCACAGTGGGTTAACAGAAAAGGAAAACATCATGGCAATCATCATCGATCAACAAAATACCTCCACCGAAGACGGCGTCTGGGCGAAGTTCGGCGGCTCTGAATTCAAGATTGCACACAGCGGCAATCCCAAGTTTCAGCGTGCGCTGACTCGCCTGCAAGCTCCTCATCGTCGCAAGATTGAAAAGGGTACTCTCGACCCAGTGGAAAGCAAGGACATCATCTGCCAAGCCATGTCTGAGGGCCTCATCCTCGACTGGCGTGGTGTGATTGATTCCAAGGGTTCTGAAGTCAAGTTCGACAAGGCTCAGTGCCGTATGGCTCTGAAGAACAACGACGATCTGCGCGAATTCGTGCAAGAGTTCTCCACTGATCTGGAGAACTTCCGCGCTGAGGAGCAAGAGCAGGAGGGAAACGCCTAAGCGAATATATCCAGTGGCGACTGGAGTGGGGGGATAAGGAGGAATTCTTAGAGGACTTAGAAGACCAAGGTCTTAAACCTCAAGCCCTAAACCAGAAGCCTACTGTATATGACTGGATGCAAGAGTACATCATAGCGTTTGATATACTATCTTCAAGACGGTCAGTCGGATTCGCACCTAATCCGATAAGTATGCAGGACATGCTGGCATATATTCAGATATATGGAGTAAGTGATGTAGATTCCTTCGTTAAATACATAATCACGATGGATTCCACGTTCTTGCAACATGTAACAAAGGACAAGCCAGGGACTAAAGGAAAGACATGAGTGATTCTTCGACATTGCAGGTAGTAGTTGATGCGGCCCCAGCGGAAGCTGGAGCGTCACGCGTCAAGAATGCTATCTCTAGCATGTCGAGCAGCGCGACCTCAGCGCTGAATTCTCTGTCTTCCAGCTTCGACCGGATGCAGTCGTTTCTCAGCAAAAGCAATGCTGGACTCACTGCATTCTTCGCGGCAATTGGCGCTGGTTACGTTCTTAAAAGTTTCCTTGATCGCTTAATCGAGGTAAACACGACATTTAATGCGTTCATTGCAACGATGAACGTTGTGACTGGCTCTGTAGCCAAGTCAAACGCTGAGTATCAGTATTTGCTCGCGTTCTCCAATAAAATCGGTGTTAGCATCGAAAGCGTGACTAAGCAATATGGTCGTCTCGCAGCTTCTATGAAGTCTGTGGATGAGACCGGCGAAATGACACGCCACGTGTTCGAGGCAATTTCAGAGGCCTCCACCGTGCTACACTTGAAAGGTCATGAGACAAACCTCTTGTTCATGGCTTTGGAGCAATCTGCCTCTAAAGGCAAAGTTAGTCTTGAAGAATTTCAGCGTCAGTTGGCCAATAAGCTTCCTGATGCTATGGGTCTTGCTTCTCGTTCTATGAGCATGACTCAAGCGGAATTTCGTGACGCGGTGACAAAAGGCACCCTCAATGTGTATGAGGTGCTGATCAAACTGTCCAACCAGATTAAAAAGGAATATGGAGAATCCGCAGAATATGCGGCGAACCAGTTTACTGGTAAGCTGAATATCATGAAGAACAACATATTCGAGCTATACCGTGTAATTGGTCAATCTGGTGCGATGGATGGTTTGACCAAAATTATTACGACAATCACTGACAAGCTCGGTGATTCGTCGCTTGGAAAGTCTATTGGTGATTCTCTTGGTACGCTATTTGGTCAACTGGCGGACTGGCTAGCCAAGATTACTGAATCAGACGTCCAAGACTTCTTTCTCGGACTGTCAGGGATAATACAGTCATTTACCGCACTAATGCGTGAACTCGTTGGAGCATTTAGCCAAACTGTTGACGGTAAATCTGACTTCATTGGATTTGCTGAAACGGTCGCCAAAATGATGTTGGTGATGACTGACGCAGCTATGACTTTCTTAGCTGTCCTCATGCAACTTCCCCTGTCTATCAATGTCGTCATCCAGGATGTCAACGTAATGATGGCCGGCTTGAAAGGCATTAAGGACTGGGCTACAGACGGTCTAGATGCCGCGGCTAACAACATCAATGCCGCGAAAGCTGAGCGCAACAAAGCATTGGCATTGGCGGACACTAATCTAGCCATAGTGCTAGGTTCTGATGATTCTCCCACGGCAAAAGCTTGGAAGAAGACAGATGAAATTTTTGCCAATATGCGCAAGCAGAAGGCCGCATTGGAGGCGGATAACAAGGCTATGTCGGGCAAGACTCAAGTCAACATTCGTCCAAAGACTGATGCTGAAATGAACTCTATGCTTGGTAATTTGCCACCTACTCCTACTAAGCCCCGTAAGGGAATGGAGAGTGCTTACGAGCAAGAGCGAGTCAGGTTGTTCAAGACTGTAGGTGTAGCGGAGCTCGAGTATACCAATATCATGGAAGGTAGGTTGAAGACCGAGGGCAAGAATCGCACTGAACTTGAAGCTAAGATGCGATTCGACAAAGATTATATCTCCATGTCGAAAACCCAGAAGGCAGAACTTCTGTCTATGGCAGATGCTGCAGACAAAGCGACAGCTAAGCGCGTGGCTGCTGAGCAATTCCAATCAGATGTCTTGTCCATGAACAAGGCTATTTATCAGTCTGAAATGGACTTGATGGATATTGCCAACAATCGCAATCCGGTTGAAGAAAAGAATCTGCGACAGTTTGAAGAGAAACTCAAGTTCGATTCTAAGTATTTAGCTATGTCGGACCAGATGATTGCCACTGAGCGCGAAAAAGCGAAGGCCGCAGACGCACTTGTTGTATCTGTTGAATCTGCTCGCAAGGCTCAGGCGTATCATAATGCTACCCTCATGCAATCTCTGGACATTCAACGCCAGATTGAGCAACTGAAGGATGGCAGTTACGTGTCTAAATATACGAATGAGTCGCAGATGAAAGACTCGTTCAAGTCTGGCGGCGAAAATCAGTTTACCTCTGAAGCTGACCAGCAAAAGATGCTGACAGATGCTCGTCAACGTGACCGCGACATGCGAGCACGTGACGTGGCTCAAACTATAACGGATTCTAGGTTATCACTAGATCAGTTGCAATTTGAATTACAAATGCAAGGTCAGCGTGAAAAATCAATTAGACAATCAACTGAAGCTCGTAAAATAGAATTGGATATTAAGAAATTGTCGGCGGGTGCCACAGGGGAAGAGTTGGCGGCTTATAAACAGTTGGAAGAGTTTCTAAAGGTTCAAATGAATCAGGCGTTAGACGAGTACTACGCCAAGCAAATGTCTATAACTGACGGCATGATTGCAGGTCTGAATAGATACTTGGATGAAATGCAAAACATGAATTCTCAGGCTTCTAACATGGTATCGAATATGTTAGACGGATTGACGAATGGGTTTGCTAATTCAATAGGACGGGCTGTTGTATATTCAGAAAATCTAGGTGATGCCCTTAAAAATGTTACACGTGAAGTAGGGGCTGGTTTAATATCCGCACTCGTAAAGCTCGGTATTCAATGGGTGATAAACAATACTTTAGGGCAAACTCTAGCCGCAACATCATTAGCCACTACTACAGCTATGACTACTGCCGCTGCCACTGCTTCTGCAGCCGCTTGGGCGCCGGCTGCAGCTTTAGCATCTTTAGCCAGTTTTGGGGCTAACTCCGCGCCTGCAATGGCTGGTATGACCGCCACCATGATGTTGTCTGAGTCTATGGCGCTAATGTCCATGGCGGGATTTAAGGAAGGTGGATTCACCGGTAATGTTGGAACCAGTGATATTGCAGGGGTGGTTCACGGTCAGGAGTTTGTAGTAAACGCAGAATCAACGGCTAAATACAGACCAGTATTAGAGGCCATGAATTCAGGAAAACCGGTGTCTACAGGGGTAACTGTAAATATAGAAAATTA